GGTTTGCCACACGGATTTTTCGCGCGCCTGGTTCCTCATCAGGCGGACTCCCTTTCTAATCAGGGCATTTTTTGAACTAAAAATGTCCTGTCAGAAAAGATATTCCTCTGAATACCAAAAAGAAATCCCATCCCTGCGATAATTATCGGAGGGATGTAACAGCTTGCTGCCCGAGCCGCGCCGTCGTCCCGTTGCGGTCGCAAATGCCGCCTCGGGTCGGAAATATGATAAATTTTTGTTACAAAATGATAAAAATACGTTAATTTTTCGCTATTCCTTACAAATATTGTAAATTATTTTAAATTTCTCCCTAAAACAGCCCTTACCGCCCCCTCACGCATCAAATCCCACCCCTTACGATACCCTTCATATAAAAAGCCCTGCCATCCTCACGGACAACAGAGCTAACCCAACAGTAAAGAAAGAAATGATCAAACCACAGAGGCAGCGGATGAGCTTCGTCCCCTATCCCATACTCGCACAAACTCTTTTCGCATGGTGAAGTACTTCAGGGCATCCGTCAGATTCGTAGACTCTTTAGGCAGCCTGTGCGTAGGTAACTTATCTCCGGTCTTGAGCTTCACGGTAATGCTCGTACCAGTCTTCTCATTGCTCTTGATGGCCGTTCCGGTTACTTCCATCTCAGACTTGAGGTTCGGGCAATTGTACTGGTCAATCAACAGAGTGAAAAGGTTGCGTGCCAGGTTGCCACTGAGCAAGTCCATGAAGAACCGATATTCCATATTGCTACCAATATTCCCCTGCCCCAAAGACATGAGCTGTACCTGCCACCCCGTGCGCTTCCCATCCGCATCAAACTCAATATTCTTCTTGATCTGTGTCGCCATATCAGCAGACACCTTCTTATAGTTATTCATTGACCGGTCATAATACAGCTTCAGTATCTTACGCTTGTGCGGGCGGAAGTAATAAAGAAACTGGTCTGCCAGCTCACGCACGCTATTAGGTGGAAGCGTGTACAACTCCTTCAGTATGCGCATTACATTGCCATTACGTTGGCCGAATACCATAGACAACATATTGCCGGAGTCCATACCTGCCTCTAATGGTTTATTTTTATCCAGGTACCGAAGAACGGAGCAATCTGGATTCCAACCGAACTCATGCTGCTCAATCACGTCATTCAGGAAACCATCCGCATAGAAATGCTTCATTGCCAGGTTGCAATAAAACATCTGGCTGGCCTCCAATTTCGGAATAACGGAGAGCACATTGCAAAGAAGACCTTCCAGCCCTTCAGCAAATTCATCGCTGAACCAATCTTCTCCCAACACGTCGGCATTCACATAGGAGGAGGAAATAAAGAAAAACGACGTGCCCCGGCGAGTCTTTATCCAGCGTTCTTCCCACCGTTTCATGTTCTTGCCAGCAAGTTGCATCGAGCGTTCGGCAGCATCCAATTTCGCAGCTAAAGATGTGTCTGAACGATAAGCAGCTTTCAATTCCTTATATTTCTGCAAACAGGCTACATATTCTTTTTTCGTCTCATTGTAGACAAAGCCAGCCCGCAACATCAGCAATATTTTTCGCTTGTCATTCTGTTTGGCCAGCTTCAGTATCCAATCGTATTCACCGAGATGGTTCGGGTCCGGCATATCCGTTGTCAGTGTACGGCTACGATACCAGACGCTATCGCCATACTTCACGCGGAAACCACGAACCGCCTTCAGCAAGTTCGTGAACTTCTCTTCCGGAAAATACTTCACCTCATCACCGAAAACACCGACATAGGAACGCCCGGCACCAATGGACGGCCTATCGAGCGAGATAAAGGTAAAGTTAAAGCCGGTATAGAATACCATCGTGTTGCGCCAGTCTGTACAGACGTTATACATGCGGTCTTTCCACTCCTGAGGCGGCTCCTGGTTAATCACATAATGGATACCCATTTCCCACCCTAACATCGAAAGACCGTCGATGAGAGACGGGATCACGTTTTTGTGCAAATCTGAGTAGGTATCAGCAACCCAAGCGAACGGCGCACCCTGACAATCCAAAGCAACTTCCTGCACACGTTCGGCCAAGACCTGTACAGTCTTAGCAGAAGCACGCCCGGCAATCCAATACAGGGACCAGGGCATCATTATAGCAATGAGCTGCGCCATCCAGTTGGAGAAGCGCACTTCTACCTCATCCGATATCTTTAGTTTTTTCTTCCTGGTCATTCAGCATCTCCTCAAAGTCAATATCTACAATGTTAGCGTCACGCTTCAGGCGTACTTTCTCCCTCTCAGGAAGGTCAACAGAATCAATCTGAGCAGCCAGTATCTGGCGGTTCGCCGCATCCAGTCCCACCGCTTCCGGATTAAGGTCGTATATCTTGATGGGTTTTTCGTCTATCTCTTTCGGCTTGACCGGATCAGGCTTATCCAGTTGTTTGATTTTAGCCGCCTGTATGTTGAGATTGCCGTACACCTCCATATCTTTGGAGCTGACGGCATTTTGCAGAACTACCTGAGCAGCTTTCATCAGGTTGTCGAACATCATGTTGCGATGAGCGTTATTCTCAATGGTATCATTGAGGTAAAACAGGTTAATCGCCTCACTGTACATCTTCCTGGCACGCAGCCGCTCAACGTTGAACGGCTCGTGCATCAGGAAGGCAATAGCGTTATCCTTGCCGTACTTCCGGTTTATACCTACAAGTGCATAGAGGGTATTGTAATAGTCCAGTTCATCAGCCGTCAGCTCCATAGTGCAACCGGACGCTATGTAGTCCTGTAATGTGTCAAAGTAAGATTTATCGAACATCATCCTATATCATCAAAGAAAATTTTGTTAATGGAATTGCGATATCCCGTCGCCTGACGGAATTTATCAAACCGCTGCGCCTGCGTCACATTGTCTCCGGTTTCGGCACTGGCAGACATTGCCAGCCCCTCTTTAGCCCGCTGCACAAGCTCGCCACGTTCATAGTGAAACTTCAGCGGAGAGCCAACCAGGTTGAAGTACCAAAGAAAATCATTCACCGGAACATTATAGTACATGGCAATTTGCTTCGGCTCATAGCCGATGCCTGCCAAGTGTTCAAACTCATCCATATCAATCCGGTCATACCATGGCGGTTCTTTACGCCATTTGACCAATTCGTCCGCTACGAAACTCATATACTTCTTTGTTTTTTAAGAAAACATATTGTTCTTCCATCGCATTCTCACCATAATTGCCTGAACCTTCGACCACGAAGAAACCTGTGGATGTGTCCAGGCAGGTTATTTTTTTGTGGCTCCAGGCGAATGATAATTCAATCACTCCATCCTGATGGAGCTGCACCAACCGTTCAAAAATCTTCGGCATACGGAACTTTATCGTTTCCGAGATATGCAGGTGGATGCTGCCTATCAATTCCTTTTCGCGCCATCTCAACAAAGCGTTTATAATACGTTCATTGGTGGAATACGTGGCGATATAGAGATGATTAACCCGTCCGGCATACCTTATCAAGTAAACGATAAAAGTAAAGGCTGTGAAGCTCTTTTTCGTTTCAATGAAAAAAGCCTCGTTATCGTCGGGCAGACGCCCGCACAATTCTTTCAGACTATTCAGTTTGAAAGCCAGTATGGTTTCAAACCGTCTGGAGAGCAGGCGGGAATCTGTCATTTCCTGCCTGAGTTCCTTCAGGCTGAAATAATAACTCATTCCAGTAGGCGATTAATATCATTCAGTTCTTTCTCATAACCGGTTAACCTCTCCCGCCGTATCGGGTCCAGGTGCGGTTTATCTCCCTTTGCCATTTCTGATTTAACGCGCCAAATGTTATTTTCAACCTGGCGCTGGCGATGCACCAGTTCCTTGACCGGTAACTGAAGAAGCTCGCTTCTCCGGCGAAACTCCGCGAATGCAGGATGTTTCCCCAGCAGAGCATGATGCACCTTGTAATAGTTCAGCTCTTCCCAGATCATACGGTTCTCAATGTAGTTGTCTATCAAATCCCGGCTGACATCCGCACATTGCTTCAGCGAAGTACAATCCCTGAGTTGTGCGTGTAACCGCACATACGCATGATACTTGTTAAACTTGCGGGAAGCAAGCGTCTCCAGTTCTATGGGGCAGTCCGGATCATTCAGGAAAGCGAACTCCTCACGGAAAGAATTCGGTTCTTTCCGTGAAGACAGCTCCGGCAGTGCTCTTCATTCTTCGAAGATGGACGGTTCCGGAAACATCTGTTCCAAGAACTTTTCTAACCAGGCAGAATGTCCGGTAACGGTATTGTTCAGGAACACTTTTTTCTGGAGAAGTTCTTTTGCTTTCTGTTCGTTCGGATTCCGGGATACAATAGGCAGTAGGAATTGGTCTGTTTCCCAATCCAAGACAACAGGATGTGCCGAGAAAGGCTGGAAATTGAAATAGAGTGATGAAAACAATACTCCCGATTCTGCTTCCGGGAAACGTTCCAGCATATCCTTCAGTCTAAACTTCTCAAATAAAACAGGGGTATGAGTACCGTAATTCAGTTTAGGTAGTCCGAATTTATCCAATAGCATAACGGTACGGCTCATATTCTCGGCATAAGCACCTTTGAATTTTTCCGGCTTCAATTCGCCCAATACCTTTGGAATCTCTATATGCGCCAATGATACCCGATTAACCAGGTAAATGTCATCATTCGTCCAAATGAAACGCTCTGTCACTTCAGGCGATTCAATGGCCAACTTCAATTTCTCCATGGTATCAATCTGCGGATTATCGGATGTACGCTGATGTTCAATGACAGTCACTTCTTCACTGAACCAATCTTCGCGATCACCGATAATCACCAGATTAGCGGGAAAGAAAGTCTTTTCATACCAGGAACGAAGGGTGAAAAGCAACTCTCTGCCTTGAGCAAATTCTTTGCAATAAGGAATTACCACCGTTGTGTGATCCTGGGCTTTTTTTTCCAGTACTGGCGATTCATCAGCAAGGGCATCACTTACCTGTACTGATCCGGATTCATTCACCTGTATTTTCACAGTTTCTACTGTTTCCACTTCTTTCACGTCTTTAGATTTAGACGATGTTTTTTTTGTTGTCATAGCTTTAATTTTTTAAAAAGAGACGTATGCCAAAGCACACGCCTCTCACCACATAACCTATCCAAAACCAAATCACAATCCACTACCACCGGACCCGGCAGTCAAGCCCAGAACTGCATTGATTTCTGCATTATCAGTTGCAGGAATCAAAGACTTTTCGATGCGCCCAATAGTAGCACCGCGCAATGAAGCTGCAAGATTGATCGTATTCTTTGCACCTTCTTTGCTGTCCTGGCTATCAGCCTTAGACATCTTCAACGGGGTGCATGGTGTACCTGCTATCTTAGCATCATCACCGGAACAATCCATAACGATGGCTCCCATGTCCTCATTAATATTGTTGTTAACAAACTCATCCAATTCAATACCTGCGCCTGGATGCTCAAAATCTACATGAGGTATAAAACCACGTGCATCATCTTCCCCCTCACTTATATGATAGATGTTGATGGTGGAGTCTGTTGCATAAACAGCAATAGGCTTTTTGCCTGTTGCCATCTTGAACTTGGTTACACGCACCCCT